AATAAAGACAGTTTGAGCAGCAAACTGATACGAGATTGCAACCCTTATATAACACATAAGGGGGAAACAGTTTGAGCAGTTATAAAACAGTGAGAACGCAGTGGCAGCAGTTGTTTTGGGGTTTTTGTAAGCGAGCGTAGCGAGCGATGCATGCGATATAAAAAACGCTAACTTCCCTAACCTACAACGAACCAAAAACGAGCGCTAAATATTCTTTAAATAAAAAAATTTTTGCCAGTAAAAAATCATGCATAACATCGGTTTAGAAATTACATTTTGGACTGTATTATCAGTTTACTTATTGGCACAGTTTGGAGTTTTTAAGAAAAGAAAATGAAAATACCAAATTGGCAACATCACTCTAAGAAAGAAAGAAAAAGACATCTAAAACCACAGGCCTTACGTTCTGCAAAAGAAAGGCGTAGACAGTTATTAAACCGTCTACTTTCCCCTGCCAAACGTAGGGGTTTTTTGTTATAATATACATAGAGAGAAAAAAATTTCCGCCCATGAAAAACTTCACCAAGGTCGCTGGTATTACACTACTGATACTGATTACATTACTAAGATTAGGTTCAACCGAACAAGGTCGTATGAAGCGCCTATAGACAACCAATAAATAATATGGTATAATATGAATGTGAACACTACATTTTATGGCTAAAGGATTTAAAGTAATTCCCAAAGAAACACCGAAGAAGGAAGAATGGGATTATGCGAAGATAAAAGAAAGAGTGAAAGGAAAACAAATTGTCTTCTGTCTTCCAGGCAGAGGTTGTTCTTATATCTTTCTCAAGAATTTTGTACAGTTATGTTTTGATCTGGTACAGAATGGAAATGGAATACAGATATCTCAAGATTATTCCTCAATGGTTAACTTTGCACGTTGTAAGGTATTAGGTGCAAATGTATTGAGAGGCCCCAAACAGATTCCTTGGGATGGTAAGTTAAAGTATGATTATCAGTTATGGATTGATAGTGATATTGTATTTGATACCAATAAGTTTTGGCAGTTGATTGACTTAGCAACAAAGGATGCAGAGGTTACTCAGGAAGTCAAGGATAAGGATGGTAAACTTGTCAGTACACAGTTAGGTATTGATGACAGTAAGGTCAAAGAGATTGTTGCTGGTTGGTATGCAACAGAGGACGGTCACACCACTTCCGTTGCACATTGGTTAAGTGAAGAAGACTTTGCAAAGAATGGCGGAGTCATGAATCACGAGACTGTCGAGTCGATCACGAAAAAGAGAAAACCTTTTACTGTCGATTATACAGGATTTGGTTGGACACTCATCAAACATGGTGTTTTTGAAAGACTTGAATATCCTTGGTTTGCTCCCAAGATGCAAGTGTTCGATAGTGGAAATGTACAGGATATGTGCGGAGAAGATGTCAGTTTCTGTTTAGATGCAAAGAAAGAAGGTATGGTAACGTGGTGTGACCCACGAATTCGAGTCGGTCATGAGAAGACGAGGGTAATCTGATGGCTGGTCTCATCTTTATATTGATAATCTTTGTGATTATCTACATGTTATATTTTTACAATCCACATACATAGGAGGTTATTATGGTCAAAGGTAAATTAGAAAGAAAGTATAAACTTATACATAATGGGCGCGAACTCTCCCAAGGTCTGTTGAGTGAAGCAGGCAAGTATGATGCAATGCAGATACTGGTTCAGAAATTCGATGAAGGAAGAGAAGATGCAATCGACCCAGATGAGGTTGAAGTCATTGACGTAACCAAGGAGAAGTAATGGAAGTTCCTTATTATGATTTTCCAGAATCACCAATACTGATTGTTGGTTTTTTTGGTATTTTATTCACTCTTGTATTATTATACTTTGTGAATCGTGACTATTTTGCGTCACCTTTAAATCGTGACAGGAGAACAAAGTAATGGCAGTTCGTTTTAGTATGGGTACGCCGACCATTGAGTCAAGACCAAAGAAAACAAGTCAGGGAAAAGGTAAACACACTCGATACTCTGCAACCAGTCGCAATCATGCGAAGAAAAGATATCGAGGACAAGGTAAATGAGCACTCTGATTACTAATCTTCCTTCTTATGAAGTATGGGTTCGTAAGGAGTATTTGACTGATCATAAGAGTGGTCATGGTGAATTTGTGAAAGGAGTATGGGTATCTGCGAAAAGTATACCTGGTCGTGCGTTTTATTTTGAAACTTACCTACCTGAGTATGCTGCAATGTTCGATAAACTGCCGATTTCTGCGTTTACAAGTGATCCAGAGACTCCAACACCCGATATGACACTACATAATCTACAGTTTTGGAACTGTATGGACTATGGTGTGGTTGCAGTACAGAAGCAATTCATCGGAAGTATGCACTATGAAGTGATGACAAGGGATTTTGGCAACCAAACAGGCACTTATATCTGTACTTTAGACAATTATCACTCAGATGTAGACGCAATTGACTACTCAACCAGTGAACAACCTGCTGAACATAAGAGTCATAATCTCTTAGAATTGGATAATGGACAGTTTTGTCTCTATCCAAACAACAGAATGAGGATATATGACAACAGTATCACTCCTGAGACACCTAAGATTCCCGATTTTAAGGTATCAACCGTGTATTATCAGGTTGAAAATGGTCATGATCGTGATGGATTGGGTTCAGAAGAGAATTATTTTTGGAAAACAGCGAAAGAAAGGTCTACTGATGTTGAAGTAGGCGCTGGAGGCACTGATATGAACGTTGATTTTTATGGTGGTGACTTTAAAATTGACTTAAATGAACCAGAATTGGGATGAAATGAGTGAACATCTCATATTAGATGTCTACGATGGATATTTTGATGACTTAAATAGTCCAAATTTCCTTCGTAACATCTTCACTCGTGCGATTTTGAAGTCGGAGATGACAATATTGAACGAATATACACATAAATTCAGTCCATGTGGTGTTACATGTCTTTTTGCACTTGCTGAAAGTCATGTTTCTTGTCATACTTGGCCTGAATTTGGTCGTTTGAACGCAGATTTCTTCACTTGCGGCGAAAAAGACCCAAGAATTTGTGCTAAATATATTATTAACGCTTTAGAATCAGAAAAATATCGAATTCGAGTCGTAAAAAGATAAAAAAAGCGGTATAAATAAAAACAGGAAACTTTTTGTGTAAATAGTGGCTTCTAGGGCATTCAAAGATATCAACTTATCCTTCAAACGTCATCCAGTGACGAATGATGTGCTTACGGTTAGTGATGAAGACGCTATAAAAAGGTCTGTAAAGAACATAATTTTTACAATTCTCGGTGAAAAACCATTTGAACCCAATTTTGGTTCGGTTATTAGTCAATCTTTGTTTGATTTAAGTACTAATTTGAATGAAATTCGTATTTCAGACGAAATTACATCATCTTTAAACAGATTTGAACCAAGAATTACAAATGTTGTAACAACTGCAACAGTTTATCCTGATTCAAATGAATTAAATTGTACAGTTCAATATGATATTACTGGAATTCCAGCACCCACACAAACAGTAGACGTTCTCCTTTTCCCAGCTAGAGTATAATGGCTTTCGGTCAATATGTAAATTTAGATTTTGATGAAATAAAAACGTCCATCAGAGATTATCTGAGGGCGAATACTAATTTTACTGATTATGATTTTGAAGGGTCAAACCTTTCAATAATTATTGATGCATTAGCATATAACACATATACAACTGCATATAATACAAATATGGCAGCGAATGAGTGTTTTCTTGATTCCGCTACACTTCGAGAAAACGTTGTTTCACTTGCCAGAAACATTGGATATGTTCCAAGATCTCGTAGATCATCAAGAGCTAAAGTATCTTTTACGGTAAGTGGTCTTACAGAGACCTCAACACTTACATTAAATGCTGGCATTGTTTGTAATGGTTCTGGAGACAATACAAACTTTATATTTTGCATTCCAGAGAATATTACAATCCCTGTTGTGAACGGATTTGCTGAATTTAACAATATTGAGATTTATGAGGGTAATTTTGTTTCTCAAGAATTTACTGTAGACACCTCTCTCTTTAATCAAAAATATATTCTTGACAATTCTTTTATTGACACATCAACTATCAAGGTTAAAGTTAAAGATTCATCATCTTCAACCTCTTCAGTTACCTATCAACAAATTGATAATATTATTGGTATCACATCAACATCAGCATCGTATCTTTTACAAGAAGTAGAAGATGAAAGGTATGAATTAATCTTTGGTGACAATGTAATTGCTAAAAAATTATCAAATGGCAATGTTATTACAGTTTCATATATTACAACTGATGGAAGGGATGGAAATGGAGCTTCAGAATTCAGTTTTGTTGGAAATATTACTAATCAAGATGGTGCAGCTATCAATTCATCACTTATTGGTTTAGTTTCAACTGATGAAAAGTCAAGAGATGGTGATGATATTGAATCAATTTCATCAATCAAGTATTTTGCACCAAGAATTTACTCATCTCAGTATCGTGCAGTCACGGCATCTGATTATGAGTCAGTTTTAGGTTTCATTTATCCAAACGTTGAGTCTGTAACTGCTTTTGGTGGTGAGGAAATGAGTCCACCTCGTTTTGGTAAAGTTTTTATCTCCGTAAAACCTCGAAATGGTGATTTCTTATCAGATGAGACAAAAAGAGAGTTAATTCAAAGATTGAAGAGTTATGCGGTTGCTGGAATTGTGCCAGAATTTGTTGATTTAAAATATTTGTATGTTGAACTTGAAACAAATCCATATTATAATCCAAGTTTGAATGATACTCCAGATGATCTTAAAAGTGGCATTTCAAATACTTTAACTCAATATTCACGTTCAATAGATGTGAATAAGTTTGGTGGAAGATTCAGATATAGTAAAGCTGTGTCGTTAATTGATAGTGTTGATTCATCAATCACATCAAATATTACATTAGTTAAAATTCGTCGTAATTTAAAAGCAGTTTTAGGAGAATTTGCTCAGTATGAGGTTTGTTATGGTAATCGATTCCATACTCAAGAAAGTTCTTACAATGTGGTTTCCACAGGATTCACAATTGAGGGTGTTACAGGAACTGTTTACCTTGCTGATGAGGTAATTAATCGTGAAAAAGGTAGAATATTCTTCTTTACATATGAAGAAGGTGGAACTCCAAATATAATTAAGAAAAATGCTGGAACAGTGGATTATATGCATGGTGAAGTTCTTATAGATACTGTAAACATACTTTCAACAGTAATCACA